TGGCAGAAAGATTCTTCGTCCAGAAGCAATCGTTACTGCTAAATATAACGTAGCGTAAGGGAGGTATAAATGGCAACTTATGATTTAACTTCTAAAGACACCACTGGTGTATCTTCCGACTCTATTGTGGCTATGCCATCAGCTAAAAATACTAATGTCATGAGAAATATTGAGGCTTATCTCGATATTGATGCATTAGTTGCAGCAGGTGGTAGTTATTCAGCAGGAGATGTGTTTCAAGTTCTTGAAATACCTGCGAATACACTAGTACTAAATTCAGGTGCAGAAGTAATGAAAGCATTTACTTCAAGTTGTACTCTTGATTTAGACTTTGCTGGTGGCGATGACATCGTTGATGGTGCTGATATTACATCTACAGGCTTTTGTGCCGCAGGTACTAATGGTCAGACCAACACTATTGTAGGAAGTGCTGCTTCAACGTATACTCAATTTATCACTACTACTGATACTATTGATGCTACGATTGCAGGAGCTGCTCCAGCAACAGGCAGACTTAGAGTTTATGCAACTGTTATTGATTTAGCAGGTCATGGACTAGATGATAAGCCTACTGACGTTGATAGAGACCAACTCGCTTAAATTTTTTATAAAGGGCTGCTTTAGGGTAGCCCTTTATTTTAAGGACAATAATGGCTCAGACTTTTCTTACATTAACAAATAGTGTTTTATCTCGTATGAATGAAGTTCAATTAACTTCAGCTACTTTTGCTACATCTAGGGGTATACAAACACAAGCTAAGAATGCAGTTAATGAGACAATAAGATATATTAATCAAAAAGAATTTAGTTACCCATTTAATCACGCAACTAATACTGAAACATTAGTTCCAGGGACAGTAAAATATACTTTACCTGCATCAACAAAGCATGTAGATTATAATACTGCTAGAATCGTCAAGGATTCTACATTAGGTACATCTGGAGTAAACTTAAGCACTTTATCCTATAATGAATATATTGCTAATAATGTAGAGCAAGAAGATGAGATAAAGACAACTACCACAAGCACCACACATACAGATAGCGTAACAACTATAACTGTAGCCAGTACTTCTGGCTTTTCTGCTTCTGGTACATTATACATTGCTAATGAACAAATAACTTATACCGCTATAGGCTCTAGTACAACATTTACAGGATGCACTAGAGGGGCAAATAGCACAACAGCGGCTTCCATAGCTAGTGGAGTTCAAGTAGCACAATTTGATAATGGGGGAGTGCCCTCACATATTGTAAGAACATTAGATAACAATTACATTCTGTACCCTTTTCCAAATAAAGCATACACATTAAAATTTGATTACTTTACTTTCCCAAGCGATTTATCTGCTTATGATGACACAACAACAATACCCGACAGGTTCGCCCCAGTTATAATAGATGGAGCAACTGCATACAGTTATCAATATCGTGGAGAAATAGAACAGTATCAATTAAACTTTGCTAGATTTGAGCAAGGTATAAAGAACATGCAAACACTACTTGTTAATAAATACGAGTATGTAAGGTCTACCGTAATATTAAAACCTACAAGCATGGCGGGATATTTTAGTACCGAAACGACAACATAATGCCAGACTTATCAAGAATACAACCTTCTGCGTTTACTTGTGAAGGTGGTTTAGTACTAAACAAATCGACCTTTATGATGCAACCGGGTGAAGCCTTAGAGCTAGAGAACTTTGAGCCTGATATAACTGGTGGCTACAGACGAATAAATGGATTCAGTAAATATGTAACAGGCGTTGTACCACAAACTGCATCATCTACTGAGAAGGTTTTAATGGTGGCTACCTTTGGTAGTAAAGTGTTAGCAGCTAGAGGTGAGAGCATTTATAGTGCAGACCCGGGTGGCTCAACGTGGACTAGTATAGATAGTGGTAGAACAGGTGCTTTAAAGTATAGGTTTGAAAGATATAACTATGATAACACAGATAAGATTATAGTCGTTGATGGTGTTAATGCACCGACTATATTTAACTCTTCTTTAACAGCTTCAGATGTTTCAGAATCTGCTGTTGCAGGTGCTAAACATGTAGCATCATTTAGAGACCACATGTTTTATTCAGGTATGTCAAGTACTCCACAGGAACTAGTATTTAGTAAACCGTTTGATGAAGATGATTTTTCAAGTGGTGCAGGTTCAGGCTCTATTGCAGTTGATGATAATATTGTAGGTACCAAAGTTTTCCGAGATAGCTTATTTATTTTTTGTGAAAATAGAATATTTAAGTTGGCAGGTTCATCTGTATCTGACTTTACAATGACAGATGTGACAAGAGACATAGGATGTATAAATGGTGACACTATTCAAGAATTTGCAGGTGACCTTATATTCCTTGGTCCTGACGGTTTAAGAACCATTGCAGGTACAGCTAGAATTGGTGACGTGGAGTTGGGCACTATAAGCTCTAATGTGCAGTCTATATTTAATGAAAACATATCTAGTGCATCAGAGTTTGACAGTATAGTTATACCAGATAAGACACAATACAGAATATTCTTCACTAAAAGTGGTACTGTAGATAATCAAACTAAGGGTATCATATGTTCTCTTAGAGGAGAGAAGTTTGAGTTTGCTGAGATTAGAGGAATAAAACCTGCTAGCACTGACCATTTCGTAGATGACGGTGATGTAATTGTTCTACATGGTGGATACTCAGATGGGTATGTTTATAGGCAAGAACAAGGTAGTACCTTTGATGGTGTTAACATAGCAGGTAAATACAGAAGTCCTGATTTAACTTTTGATGACCCGGGCATAAGAAAACATATGCAACGTGTCATAATAAACTATAAGCCTGAAGCAGCTATAGATGCTGATTTGTTTCTAAGGTATGACTACGAAGATAAAAATGCACCAAGACCTGCTGCATATCCGTTAGACTCAGAAGATGTTGTTGCTATATATGGTACATCAGTTTATGGAGTACCTACATATGGTGGAGCATCACAACCATTACTTAGACAGGCAGTAGAAGGTTCAGGTTTTGCTGTAGCATTAAGAGTTAGGGATGGTACAGGAAGTGCACCATATTCACTTAAAGGTTTTCAGTTAGAATATCAATTAGGGGCAAGAAGATAAATGGGAGCTACATACACTAGACAATCCTCGTACACAGATGGAGACATAATCACTGCATCTCATACCAATGATGAGTTCAACCAGTTATTAGCTGCCTTCGCTGCAAGTACAGGACACACTCATGATGGTACGACTGCTGAAGGGGGTCCTATTACAAAGATGCTTGGTACATCTCTTACATTAGGAGATGGTACAGCAGGCACAGATATAACTGTTACATTTGATGGTGAGTCAAATGATGGTGTCCTTAAATGGATGGAAGATGAGGATTATTTTGAGTTCAGTGATGACATACTTATTGCTTCTACAGAGAAGCTACAATTCAGAGACACAGCTATATACATCAACTCAAGTGCCGATGGACAACTTGACATTGTTGCCGACACAGAAGTCCAAATAGCTGCCACAACTATTGACATAAATGGTGATGCCGATGTATCAGGAACACTTACATATGGTAGCTTATCTGATGGCTCTATAACTATTACAGCATTTGTAGATGAAGATAACATGGCATCTGACAGTGCTACTCTTGTACCTACACAACAATCTGTAAAGGCATATGTAGATGCACAAGTAACTGCTCAAGACCTAGACTTCCAAGCAGATAGTGGTGGTGCACTAAACATAGACTTAGATAGTGAGACACTTACTTTCACAGGTGGCACAGGTATTGATACAAGTGGTAGTTCTAATACTGTTACATTTGCAATAGATTCTACTGTAGCTACTCTAACAGGCACACAAACATTTACAAATAAGACACTTACAAGTGCTGTACTAAACGGAACAATATCAGGTACATCAATTAAAGATGAAGATGATATGACTTCTGATTCTGCTAGTCATTTAGCTACTCAGCAATCAATTAAAGCATATGTAGATGCTCAAGTAACTGCACAGGACTTAGACTTTCAAGGTGACTCAGGTGGAGCATTAAGCATTGACTTAGACAGCGAAACCTTAGACATTGCAGGTGGTACAGGTATTGATACTTCAGGTTCAGGTAATACACTTACTGTAGCCATTGACAGTACTGTTGCTACACTTACAGGTACACAGACACTTACTAATAAAACACTTACAACTCCTACCATAAGCAGTATCACAAACTCAGGTACTATTACTTTACCTACATCTAGTGACACTCTTGTTGGTCGTGCTACTACGGATACTCTTACAAACAAAACTATAAATACTGCAAGTAATACAATCACTGTTGTTGAAGCAGACATATCTGACTTACAGTCTTACATCTTAGCAGGTTCTACTGATACACTTACAAACAAAACAATAGATGTAGACAATAACACAGTGTCTAACATTGAGGTAGATAACTTCAAAGGTACTGCCATTGTAACTGAAGCAGAAGGTATTAGTTCTAGTGACAATGATACATCATTACCTACATCAGCCGCTGTTAAAGATTATGTAGACACAACAGTTGCTAACTCAGATACATTAGCAGAACTTACAGACACTAATATAACATCACCTGCTGATGCTGCCTTGTTATTTTATGATACAGGAACATCTAAATGGATAGACAATGTAGTATCAGGTGATATCACAATAGCTGATACAGGTGTAGCTGCAATAGGTTCAGGTGTTGTTGTTAATGCAGACATTAATGCAAGTGCTGCTATTGATGCTACAAAGATACATGATGGCACAGTAGACAATACAGAGTTTGGATATTTGAATGGTGTGACTTCAGCTATTCAGACACAGCTTGATGCAAAGCAAGCAAGTGATGCAGAATTAACTGCTATTGCAGGATTAACTTCAGCAGCAGACAAAGGTATTCAGTTTACTGGGTCAGGTACTGCAGCAACATATGATTTAACAACAGCAGGTAAGGCTTTGTTAGATGATGCAGATGCTTCTGCACAACGTACAACACTTGGTCTTGGAACAGCTGCTACATTAGATGTAGGTACATCAGCTAACAATGTTGTGCAATTAGATGGAACAGGTAAGCTACCTGCAGTAGATGGTTCTCAACTAACTAACATTAATTATACAGAGACAGACCCATCTGCTTTAGCATTTGCAATCGCTCTTGGCTAAGAAAATACTTGATAAATAAAGCAAAACCGAGTAGTATTATATAAAATAAGGAAAAAGAAATGGCAAACGCATTTTTATCAGAAACAGATACAGCAGTAGGAACATCACCTGCTACTATTCTAACATGTGGTGCTTCTACTGAAACTACCATTATTGGTTTAAGTATCTCTAACATAGTCACTGGTCAAATCACTGTAGATGTACAACTTGATGCTTCAGGTCGTACTAGTGGTGCAGAAGATAGTGTTTACTTAGTTAAAGATGCACCTATACCTGTCGGTGGTTCATTGGTAGTTGTAGGTGGAGACCAAAAGGTTGTGTTAGA